TTTGATATAATAATAACTAACAAAGGAGAAAAACACTATGTCTAAAGTAAAAAACTATTATTGGGATTTAGCTGAGAAAGCTGTTGACGCTATCTTACTAGAACTTAAAAACAATGCAATCACAAAAGAAGCTGCTAAAGCAAAAATTATGGTTGTTGATAATCTTGACCTTGTCGGTATTGATGAAAACAATGTTGATGAAGTAATTGATATGGAATTAGAGACTGCCTAATGAGTAAACAAGGAACTATACATTTAACATACTGGAGAGAATACCAGGATCCTGAAGATATTGAATGGTTTAAAATTCACCATACTATCTTTAGAAATGTACCTTTATCTCAATTAAGGAGATTAAATTCAGAGACTCTAAAGAACAAGATTAAAAAATATTGTGATGATAGATACACAGAAACAGCTTCTAATGCAACAGGCAATTCTGGAGTTGACATTATACACGGTTCAGAGTATTATAGAACATATGAAGATGAGTTTGGTGACATTGCATATAGAGACAATGCATTATTTAATGATTATGGTCAACTATACAATACTAGACAATTTTTTAAACACGATTTTATGCCAGATTTTACAGAAAAATACCAATATAAGAATTTAAATAAACAATACGGAGGATACACTAATGATAATTAATATAGGTGATACAATCACAGCAAACCACGGTAGAAGTGGTGAAATAATTAATATCGGTATTGCTACTGAAGCAACTGATATAGCGGCTGAAAATGATTCAGCTTTAAATGCAAAAACTTATGATACAAGTTTAGGATATACTGGCGCTATTACATACACAGGCGACAATGGTACTTACTGGTGTTATTTCAATCAAATTGAGGACAACTTAACTGAAAAAGAAAAATCAAATGTTGATATAGCAATAGAACAGGAGAACGAATGGTGGAAATAGTAGAAGAAGATAAAGATATCTTTGATGAAAATGATAACAAAATTGGTTATTGGAGAAAACTTGAAGACGGCGCTAATGGCGACAATCTTTATGAAGTTTACTTTGATGACAGAAACGATAAAGGCGATTATCTACAATCACAAGAGTTTGTGTCAAATGATGATGAAGCCGAAGAAACAGCATATGATTATGCAAGGAGTATATAATGAAATATAATGAAGATAAAATAGTAAAAGAAATAAGCGATTACATAAAAGGTACTTATGGTGAACACTATAGTACCACAAAAGACGGTTTTCAGGTGCAAGATATGTTAAGACACTTGAATATTGATAAAGATTTTTGCCAAGCAAATGCCATTAAGTATCTTTGCAGATATGGTAAGAAAGCTGGTCGTAATAGAAAAGACCTTTTAAAGGCTGTTCATTACATTGTATTATTAATGTCAAGTGAGGACAAATAATATGTCAAATGATGTATTAGGTTATTCTTCACACGATTGGCGTAAACATACACATGACGCAGTTGTTGTAGATGATAGAGAATTTGAACAATTGAAAGTAAATAATAGTAGAGTTATATTTACTAATCCAAAGACATTAAAACAAGAGTCTGTTGATGTTTCCAGACTAATTAGGGTATTTGTTAACAATCAAGAAAGTCACAAAAGGAGTGTAAAATGATTGAAGTATTGAACCATATTGATGACCTAAAGAAGATTCGCAATCTAATGAAAACAGATGTGGACATGGCTATGAAACAATGTGAAGAGGCAATTGCTTATCACGAAAACAAGGTCAAAGAGTTTGAGAAGTGGGCTGAAGAAGAGTCTCAAAAAGAATATCCCTTTCCAGGGACCATTCCAGAGGGGGTATCATAGTACACGAAGGCTTCGATTCGTCAATCCTGGCGCATCCTGGCAGCTTTTCTGGCGAGAAAAGTCAACAAAAACACGCTTTTTTAAGGGCTTGCCATTTCCAACGAGTTGTGGTATAGTTAATGTTTAATTGAGAAAGGTAATATATTATGGCGTTTTATTCTAAAGAAAACTTGTACATTGAGTTTCAAGTTGCAACAAACAAAGACAAATCCAAGAAGAAAGAGATATACGATAATCGTATTCAATTCTGTAAAGACCATATAGAGTTGAGAAAAACCAATCCGTCTTATTATGATGGTATTGATATCAATTTTTCTAACCTGTTATCAGCGTGGTCTAGTGATAGTCCTATTGACGCATTTTACAAGACAGGTTTTGGTAAAACATTTGCCGAAGTACAGGCAGAATCAGAATCAGATAAGTTAGAAAAAGCGAGTGTGAACTAATATGGCTATTATCTATACAAACAATTCTAGTGGTGCTATTCGTAGGTTACGAAATAGAAAACCACCAAAAGCATACCTTGAGGCTCTACAGAAGCATATCAAGTATCTTGAAAAAATGGGTTTTAATGTAGATGATAAAGGTCGTATTAAATTGACAAAAGATGGTAGACATGCCATTGATATTGTAAGTAGAATGATTAAAGAAGATGACAATGTTATCAAACAACCTACTAATGCAATACCATTGTCAAATAAAATTGGTGTGGGTGGTACAAAACCCGACAATAGTTGGAAGATTGAGGCGAGTAAAAACTTTACAGTTGCTCCAGCTTACAATAAAGGTCCTTATATGGTTATCGCTAAAGAGGACATAAAAACAGCAGGGAGAAAAGTATGACATTTTTAGAAAAATGTATAGGCGTATTAGCAATATTGGTATTCATATTGATTACTGGTGTCGCTAAAGCGGAAGATAAAACAATTACTCCACAAGAGTTTGTTTCTAATGTAGCTGAAGTACCAGGTAAACTTGTTAAGTTTATTGGTAATGAAGTTGACAAAACTAAAGAGTACCAAGCAAAGAGTTGGGCGGACATGAAAACTAAATGGCCGTTTACAATGCTTAAGGGAAATAAAGATGAATCACAAAATTAGTGCATTTTGCGATAAGATAGACTCTATTAAGAGAATATCAGACGATTTAAGGGTCTTGAAATATCAGACCCCTAAATCAAACGACAGAGATTTAAAAATACAAAATCTTATTGACACTATACAGGCAGATTGTCTATTAGTGGCCAATGACAAAGGCAATTATGAAAAAAATAACTATGGTGATTATTCTGGCATTGTCCATGACAGCGTGCTCATCAATGAAAAAGAATGAAGAAGGCAAATATGAAATCAATCCAATCGGTACTATTATTAGGACTATCATTGGTGTTCCTGACCAATTGCAGCTCCGTTAATAGAAGTCATTTAGGTGCAGGCCTAGGTGGTACTACTTCAACAGCAGTATGTGTAGAGGCAGGTATTTCAAACCCATATGCTGTAGCTAGTTGTGCCGTGGTTGGTGCTTTTGCAGGTGCAGAATTAATGTACAATTCAGATTATGATGTACACAATGCCGTATTTGTAGACCATTTAAATACAAGTGGTTCAGGTTCAAGTTATACAAATTGGTATAATAAGAAAACAGGTAATTCAGGTATTATACATGTGACAAGGTCATATTTACAAGGACCTTTGAAGTGTAAAGAATATGACGCTACACTTGATATAACAAGTAGCTGGCCATTGATTGGTATTGGTGGTGTTAATAGAGAAGTGGTATTTGGTACTGCTTGTCAGTTGCCGGATGGGAGATGGATAGAAAAAAGATGAGTAATAGATATAATGATAGAATAGAACAATTAGAGAACGAAGTTAAAGAAATTCAACAGGAGATTGAAATAACTAATAAGCAATCCACCATTGACAAATTAGAAGAAGACATATATAATACAGAGCAAAGTATTAAAGAATTGAAAAAATATGTTTGACCCGAGATTTAACATGAAAAGATATTTGACATGGACATTTATACTGATAATCTTTATGATTATTTCAGGCATAGCAGTTGCAGGCGAAAAAGTATTACATAGTAAAATTAAAACTATATCACCAGACAAAGTTGACGGCCAATATTGTTTTGTTAAAGTAGAGATAATACAAGAAGGCGATACAATTACAAAAAGAGAAATTTTAGAGTGTGCTGACGGTAGAAAAGCGCCAGATAGTCCAGGTTATTGGGACTTATTTGCTCAGTTTTACTACCATGATGTCAATACACCTGAATACTGCCGATATTATAGTCGGAAAGGGCATGCTTTTAAAACACCAGGAAAAGTATGTTTAGATGAAAATGGTGAATGGGAGGTGAGATAATGATTAGAAATTTAATCATAGTCGCTCTTGTTTTAGTTATAGCTTATGATGTATCTAGTGACCAAGCAATTGGTTATGTACAATCCACGCTTGCCTTTTTACAAGAGTTAGTATATAATGTAAGGGAAAGTAAAATATGATGAAAAATAAAGTGATAAAAATTGGTATGATTATGGCTATTGCAGGCTTGAGTGCTTGTTCTAGTATGAATAGTACCTACAAAATTAAATCAGAGAAAGGTAATGTTGTTGACAAAGTACCGGCGTGGTACATGGCTGATATCAACGAGTCAAAAGCTTGTGACCTAAAATGGTTGAAGAAATCAGACAATGATAAACAATGTATCTTTGGTGTTGCAACAGCAGTATCGCCTGATTTACAGTTGTCAATAGAGAAAGCTAAAATGATGGCTAAATCTGAATTGGCAGATATTATCAAGGGTGAAATGAATAAAGAATCAAAACAATTCATTAAAGAACTTGGTAAAACAGAAACTAAAACCGTGGTAACAGAGGTTGAAAGTATTATTGTTAATACTATTACAAATACACCTGTTAGAGGCTACGAAATCTTTGCTCAAGATGTAACATTAACTAAAAATGGTTATTATAGAACATGGATTGGTATGAGATTGCCTCTTGGCGAGTACAATAAGATGTTTAATTACACTATTGAACAAGCCGTTGACGCTTATAACTTAAATGGTGAGAGTCAAAAAGCATGGGATAACTTAAAGAAGAAGAAAGATGACAATAACAGTTTATAGTAAAAACAATTGTGTCTTTTGTAGCAAGGCCAAAGCATTGCTTAAAAATCTTGGCCTTGAATACGAAGAGAAAACTTTAGAGAAAGACTTTGGTTCTGACCCTAGTAAACTTATTGAAGATATCGGTAAGAATGTTAGAACTATGCCTCAAATCAAAATAGATGGCGAGTTAATTGGTGGTTATAATCAGTTAGTAGAACATTTTGCTGACCAAAAAAAAGTAAATTTTAAGGGAGAGTTAATTGGTGAATGATAAAGATAATATTATACTATTTCCAACCAACAGGATTAAAGACAAACAAAGAGTCTCACATCCAGTTGACCCAAAGGAGCATAGTCGCTTAGTTGAGGAACAAACTAAAGAGTTTGTTGAAGGAAATGTTGATGATATTGCATATCAATTATTAGATAAATTTGTAAATATGGGAATAAGAACTAATACAATGACCTTTACAGCTGACCTTGCTCTAGTTATAGACGCAATCAGAGGTCTAGTTTATAGAGACTTTAATAAGAAGCACCCAGCACAACAATTAACAGACACAATGGTAACTTTAAATACAAGAGGTAATAATAAATCTGCTAGATTAGATTATTCAAAAGTGTTAGATATAAAACACAAACCTCATAAACCATTGTCAAAAGATGTAGAGGACGAAGTTAGAGATTTATCAGATATGGCTGATATACATTTTACACCTGACTTTGACCCGGAAGATAAATGAATTCGCTAGTCAAACTATTACAATACGCTTTGCCTAGCAATAGTGGGAGCACTTTAAACTTAAAACAAGAAAGGAGTTTAAACAATTATGTTTAAATTTTTATTTAACACAAAAGGAGATGAAGATATGGCTAGAGCTAAAACTTCTAAAACGACAAAGGTAAGAAACCTTTTCGCAACAGGTAAAGATGTTTCTTGGAAAACATTAAGAAACACATTTGACCTTAAATCACCAGCTGCAATGGTTGGTAAATTAAGAAACGAAGGCATGATGATTTATGAAAATAGGTCAGCTGCTGGTGTTTCATACAGAGTTGGTACACCATCAAAAGCAATTTTGATTAACGGTATGAACGCTGTATTTGGTAAGCAAGTAGCTTACTCAGCATAATTTAAAAATCAGGAGACAGGGGCCCTTAAAGCCCCTGTTTTCATTTTAGGTTAACCAAAGGTTTTTATGACAGATAGTGAAGAAAAACAAAGAGCGCTTGACGCTACAATGGAAAACGAA